TGGTGATGCTGGATGGAGTCCTGATGATTCAACATTTACAAAGAGAGGTAACTAAAAATGGCCATTACACAAGCTGTGTGCAATTCTTTTAAAAGAGACGTTTTACAAGAAGGGCATCAGATTAAAACTGATACCTTAAAGATAGCTTTATTTACAAGTGCAGCTTCATTATCTGCGGGTACATCTGTATTCTCATCTTCTAATGAAGTGGCATCAAGTGGTGGGTATGCTCCCGGAGGTGGTACACTAACTGGTGTAACTATTTCCCTTGGTGCAACATCTGCTGCTGGTGGATCAGCAATTATTGATTTTTCTGATATATCTTTTACAAGTACAACATTCTCAGCTAGAGGAGCACTAATATATAATTCATCTAATAGTAATAAAGCTATTGCTGTCTTAGACTTTGGGTCTGATAAAGTATCAA